GGCCACTGCCTCCTCCCATTTCTTTAGTTGGGACATAAGATCCGATGACATCATAGGTATGGTTTGTTACTATAAGTGGAATGTTTGCTTGACCAAGTTTTAAGGTAAGCATACGGAATGCTCCTTTAACAAGTTGTGATTTGGTCATGTCACGAACTTGTTTGTCATCTAATGCGTCTCTTATCTCTTTCTCCGTTGACAACATACCAAGAGAATCTAACACAAACATACAAGGTTTGCGATCTGCTTCATTTGTCTTAAGGTATATATCAACTGCACGAAGTGCCTTACTACGAAACTCTTCAATAGTAACTACATTTACAACAACCAACCGTGTCGTATCAATTCCACGAGACTCCAGTAATCCTTTATTGACGGCTGCTTCAGTGTCAAAATAGAGACAATACCCATCAGGGTTAGTGTCCAAAAAGTTTTTGACAACAGCAAGCGAAAAATAAGTTTTACCAGTACTCGACTCACCAGCAATGGCAGTAATACGATTGCTGCTAACCCCGCCAAAAATAGACCCACTAATGAGTCCATTAAAGATGAAGGATCCGGTGTCAATGAATCTTTCAGTTTCATCAATGTCTGACGCAATTTGCGTATATTCATCTCCTATCTCTTTGACTATTTCTTTTAAAAAATCCATACTATTCTGTAATGTCGTATTCAATGGTTACTGTTTTAGATGACTTACCCATACTATTTCCATAGGAACTGTAAGTAATCTTACCTTTTAATTGTTTTGCAATATCATCAAGTTCTTGCAAAAGTTCTTTTTCCTCTTTCATTATATCACCATATTGTGTTGTTCACGAAGAATCCTTTTATATGGCCCTCCGGGATTTGCATCCATCACCTCTTGAACCAGTTTCATCTTGTCATATAAGTTTCCACATTTATCTTCACTCTTTCGACATTTCCATAGTGCAGTGACTATGTAGTCGAACTCTTGCTTGTCAATAGGTAAATCCATTACGAAAAGAATAATTCAAGGTTAACAGTTTTTTCGACATTCCACCCAATTGCATCAAGTATTGCTTTGAGTGGTTCAACGAAACTCTTCTCAAATTGTAGATCATAATCTATGTACTTGTCAAGTCCAAGTTCCTTTGGAAAGTCTTGAATGAAAGATATTACATTCTCACGAATGATGTTTGGTTTCTTTAGATATATGAACTTAATCTTTTCACCATTACCAATAAGTGAATACTTACGATCAAGTTTATTCTTCTTAATATAATGATTAAAAAGAAGTGCACCACGACAATGTATTGGTGTGCCTTTTACATAGATGTCAGTGTAGTTGTAATACTTTTTGACATTCGATACAGTGCGAGGAAATGCAATCTCTTCTGGTGGAAGTGTCTTGAACTTTGCACGACAATCATCAATAAATTTAATCACATCTTCTTCTGTACCATTCATCATCAACTTGAGTCCATCTTTAATCATGGTGCGACAAGGTGCAGGAGTTGATGACTTGACTGCCTCAATACCCATCATCTTCAGTTTAGGTTCTTCATAACGAACACCTTCACTATCCCATACATTTAAGATATATCTTTTCTTTGCTGTCCAGATACCACGCTCTGCAATATTCTCTCGCTTCATAAACATCTTTTGGTCATAAGCATTTACATACGCGGCCAACGCTTCATAAGAACTCTCAATATACTTTTCAAATTCCATTTCACAGATCTTATTAAGGAACGAAACAATGCTTTCATTAGTTTTCTCTCGCCCTTCGTATACAGCATCAACCAAAGGGCCCAAGTTGAGGTAGATACTATCAGTATCACTAGCAATAACATAATCAACATCCTCCGTTTTTAAAATTTGATTAATCTTTTGATTCATTTTATTTTCGATCCACCGGATGGATACCTGTCCAGATAAAGTGATGGCTTCTGCGTTCGCAAGTTTATAATAACGAAAGTATTGATTACCAATAGCACCATAAGCAGAATTGAGTTGTATCTTCCGTGCCATTTGGATATTGTTGCACCTTGATATCTCTTTTTCAAGTGCTTTTGTTTTTTTCTTTTCATACTGTTGTTTCGCCTCCAACATTTTCTTTTTGTAAATGGTTCGATCTTTATAGATCTTTTCCATCAACTCTGGCAAGAATCCACGAATATCTTTTCGATACATTGCTCCGTTCGCACAGATAGCATTATCCTTATACATCTCAAATGTAACTTCTTGATTTAAAATCTTATCTACTCCCGAATGTGGATGCCTTGTATCAAGTAAAGTTTCGGGTGAGATATTATACTGCATAATTAAATGCGGATATAGTGAGTTAAGGTCAAAGGAAACAACCCAATCATACTTTCCGGGAATAGGTTCTTTTACATATGCACCTTCATATTTTTCAGACTTATTTGATCTTTCTCTGGGTGGTATGACAATATTTCTTTTCTTAAGATAATTGTAGATAATTGTATCCCACATACGAACTTGTGAAAATACATCAACATAGTTTGCCTTTGCGTCATAGGCCATTGTGATTGCAAGTTCAATCAACTTCATCTTGTCTTCCAGACGGTCAACAAGTTCCACATCAATGATGTTGTATTCTACAAACTTCTGCCATCCTTTTGTATAGAAATCCTTGAATGTGTCATACTCAGAGTGATCAAGTTTTTTTTGTCCAAGTTCAACACTTGCAATATAATCTAATCGATAAGATTCTTGTGCCTTATATGTAAACTTCTTATAAAGATTGAGATAATCGAGTTGAGTAATACCACCCACATCATATGCGATATGTTTACGACCTGATATGTAAATTTCATCCTCAGTTACTAAACCCCAAGGTGAAAGTCTTTTCATTAACTTTTCACCAAGAACTTTTTCCAATCTACGAGATAGATATGGAATATCATAAAGTTCAATATTCCAGCCTGTAATAACTTCTGGTGTATTCTCTTCAATCATCCACCAGTTAATAAAAGCATTTAGAAGTTCATACTCCGAATTGTATGACTTGTAAATGACATTATCTTGTTTATTATCAAATTCACCCTGACCCCATGTACGAATTTGTTTTGTATTATAATCTTGTATGGATATAAGTAATATTTCTTCTGCAGCAGATTCTACATCAGGGAATCCGTTCTCTGATTTAACCTCTATATCAAGAGTGGTTAATTTAATTTTGTTTACATCGAACTTGATTTCTGGTTCGGGATACATCTCTGAGATATATTGATAGATATACCTATCGTTTCCATATATCTTAAAATTTTCTATCTCCGCATACTTCTTAAAAAATTCACGACAATCACGAACTGAACCGGGATTGACAGACTCTACATACTCACCTGTAAGTGTTTTATATTTACTTTTTCTTTTTGAAGAGACAAAGAGTGTAGGTGAAAAAGTTTCTCGTGTCATGAAATGTTTTCCATTTTCATAACCACGAACTAAAAAATTATTTCCAACTAACTGAACATTAGTATAAAATCTCACTTTTGCCTTTCCTCAAGATACATGACTAATTTTTTTGTTCCATCTAGATTATCTCCAAGAAAACCTATAATTGTATTACACTTCTTACATATCCAACCTCGGAACTCTTCCCTAACTGGATCATGATCAAAACACATACTATTCATATTTTTTTGTCCATATGACATAGGAGTATTGCAACATTCACAAAGAGTTCCCTCTGGTGGTCTAATTAATTTAGCAGTTCCACACTTCTTTATTATAGCAACTTTTTTAGAATCTTGTTGAGTGTCTCTACATTGTTTACAAATTTTGCGATGAAACTTTTGCGATCCATAAGAATTAATTTCAAAGGCATTTAATGGTTTAGAAACTTGACATCTTCTACACTTTCTAGTCGGATATTCTTCTTCTATTCCCAGTGCTTCAGTAAGTGCATTCATCAGGCAATCAAATCAACATACTCAGATAGTATAGCAGCAGTTGGAGTAACTATGGTAAGAATACTATCAGAATGTATCATCATTTCATTTTGTGATGTAAAGTCTAACCATGTTTCTAACTTATATTCATCAGATGACACAACCATCTTAAATGGTTTGATTAACTTACAATCAGGGCCACCAAGTTCTGTGTCAACTTCCATAATCTGCGATATTATAATATCACCATTCTTAAGTAATAGACATTTAATAATCTGATCCATTTACCTTCTCCTCATACATTTTCTTTACAGTTTCAATAGGTTCAACTAAAGCAACCACCTGAGAAGTAGATACAGGAACATCATCTTCACTACTCACTAAAATCCATTTTGATAATGATATCTCAACCGATGTTTGGGGATCTTCTTTCTCCTCAGTAAGATAAACGGGTGAGTTAATTACCAATTTATGTGGTTGTTTAAACAAGTATGCGATTGGTCTATCTTTGGATACAATCTCTTTCATTTCTGCAATGATTTGCTCACCAGATTGAAGAACAGCAACTTTAATCGACATAATAAATTATCTCCTCATCTAATTATAACACAAATAGAATAATAGTCAAGCAAAAATATATGAACTGATTGATGGGGTACAAACTAGATAAATTCCAATGATTGCAAGAAAGGCAGCGTGATTCATGTGAATAAGTATTTTTACTTATTATATATGAAAAAAGGGATCTGTCAAGATCCCTATAAAATTGCGTTCATTATAAACTCTTTAGATAGATTAGGTTTTCCAAACATATCTATTTGTATGTTGTCAGCATCTATCTCAAGATCATCTTTCCCTTTACGACAGTGTAACCAGTAATATGTTCCATTCTCTCTCACATAAAAATAACTGGTGTTATGTGAGTCAAGGCAAAAGACAGCATATAAGTGAGGATATTCTCTCTTACGATTTGGATCTGGTGCACAAGATTTACCCATGTCACCATACATAGGTCTTGCACCACTACCGTGGGGAGTAGGTAGGTTTATACCATGATCCCCAAATAAATCGTATCCTTTAGACATTAAAGATAATTTTTTCTTGCATGATGTTCTGGAACTACTTTACCCAACTTAACGGTAAGAAGTCCATCCTTGAATTGAACCTCTCGGACTTCAACATCTTCTGAAAGTGCCCATTCTCTTGTGAAACTTCTCTGAGCCAATCCTTGATGGACATACTCGGATCCTGTCTCCTTATCCACCTGTTTCTGCCCCTCGATGATGAGTTTTCCATATTCAGTGTAAACCTTTAGATCTTTTTTACTGAATCCTGCTAGAGCAATCTCTAACACAGATTCAACATTATTTACATGAATTAGATTGTAGGGTGGGTAATTAGATGAATAATCAGCATTAAAAAAGCGGTCAAGGTAATCGTCCATACCTATACCGTTCTTTGAAATTATTTTCATCAACTCTGGTAAGTTTGCAGAGTGATACCTTTGTAGTGAAGTCATAGTGTCCTCCTAAAGCGACTTTATTAATTGAACCCTTTCGGCATTCATCTATATTTATAACATAAAACACAAAAAAAGGGGATGTTGAATCCCCTACATCTTATACAGTTTCCTCTACTTTCTTCTTTTTCGATCCTATATTGTACTTAGTTTCTAAAATCCAATCGCCCTTATCCTTATAAGATAAGACTTTTATTTGATTCAGAGGTGCTACATCTTGTATTGTATCAGAATTAACTATACCCACAAGCCCCCAGTCTACTAATAATTGTGCGATACGATTTCTTCTCTGTACATCATTTGATGTAAGGTTTGCATGTTTACCATCTAGTGCAAATAATTCTTTGAAGTGTACTAAAAAATACCTACCCTGTTTATGAAGAATGTGACAGGATTGATATATCTTCTTTTCTTTCCTTGATGCAACACCAATACGAGTTAAGGTTTCTCTAACCTTAAGAAAATCGTCTGGTTCATTTAATGTCACTTCGACCATCTGGTCAGGATTCCATTTCACATCTGGTTCCTTAAGAACGCTCATTGTCTTCCTCCAATATCAAGTTTAGATTTAATAAAGTTCAGTTGTTCTTTTGTAAGAATCTTTAGAATCTGTTCCGCTTTAGCATTACTATATCCATAGTATTG